CCTTGAAATGCGTGTGAATACATCTTTGCCCAGGGAAGTTCTTCACCATCAGGGGCAGGTAGAAAACGAATCACTGCGAAACCATTGTTCGTTTTGTCAAGAGTCGGTTTCCAGAGACGTTCATCAGAACCACTCGAAGTGGAACTCATTTTTTCAACTTCTTTAACTAATTTTTGTGTTAAAGAACCAAGTTTAGATTGTTTTTTTAGATTTTCGAATGACATTTAATTTCTCCGTATTAATTGGATTTGGCTTTTAGAACAACTTTATTCTACTGATTATAGAAAGGGATGTCAAGCCCTTGATTTTTCTTCTCTTCTCTTCTTTTATTCCAAAATTCCCTCATTTTTTGTTTTGTTTCTTCACTATGTTTCTTTCCCTTCATACCATACGTTCCAGGTCTACCTTTATGTGCTTCACTCATTTTTCTTTTAGTTTCTTCTGAAGTAGTTCTTTTATTTCTTGCTTCTTTTAGTTTTTTTCTAACTTCAGGTCTTTTTGCAGGATTATTTTCACCCAACTTAGATTGTCTTATTTTTTCTCTCACTTCGGATCTTTTTGAAGGATTTTCTTCTCCAAAAGATATGTAAAAAAATTTATCTGATGTTTGTTTTGCTTTATTTGCAAAATGTGAATTAATGTCTACTTGATAGAAATTGTGAAGAATTATTTCAGATTTCAACATATCAATATTATTATCAAAAGTTTCAATAATTATTTTATTGGTAGGATTGAAATTTTTATCTCTATAACTACCAAAATAATTTACATCTTGTTCTGGCAAACAATCACATATTCTACTTCCAATATACCCAATGCCAAATTCTTCATAAGAATAATATACGTAAAAATACTTTTTCATAATTCTTTCCAAGTGTCGGCATCAATATTTATAATAAAATGGAGGGATTTTCACCCTCCTCTCCTAAGGTTTGCCGACACTTAGGTGTTAATATTTATTCTACAGATCTGAACCAGTTCTGTCAATCTGATCTTTCATTTTATCAAGCATTTTTGCAAGATTTCCAAAAATCACATTCATATCTACACCAGAAGGAAGTCCCATTGCCGATGCGGATTCAGAGATCCGTGATTTCATTTCTTTTGCTTCTGGAGCATCAGATAAACTTAGACGAGTATAGATTGTTCTTTGCTTATCTAAAAGTTTTTCAAGAAGATTTACGTGAGATATTTTTTCATCACGATCCATCAGATGAAACTTAAAGACATTATTATAAACACTTTGTTGAAGTTCTGCAATTTCTGCCATTTCAGAACGAACAATATCAGATTTAAAAAAATTCATTTTCCTCCAAAAACAATATCTTTCAAAATTTTCTTATAATGAGATACATCTATATGTAGGAATGGAGAGTATTTTTTGATTCTTCGACTTACAGTTTCCCATACAGGATCTTTAAGTTTCTTATCAAAGTCATTCCCGTACAGGAATATTTTATCACAGATTACCATAGTTTCAAGGCTTAATTTGCCACTCAGGAACTTTTTGAGAAGAGGTGGATGCCCTTTGGAGCACTCAAATACTTTCTTAAAATTATACTCGGCAAATAAACTTTCACATTCTTCTTTGAAAAGGTATGAAAGAGATTGAATTTTTCTTTGCCATTCATTATAATTTTGATCTCCTGTTTTTATTATCTCACCGATCCATAACGATTCAGAGTCATTACAAGAAACAAAATTTGAGATAAAAAAATCTTCAATTTCTTTATCCGTTCTTTGCCTGGATATCTTTTCAAACCAAAAACGATCACGTCTCTTATAAAAGGACTCTAATGATGCTCTGGTCTTTTTACAGTATTTGTAATAATCATAAGAATCTTTTGTAAAATGATTTTTGAGTGCCAGATAGGTTTTATAGCAATCAAAGGGAGTCATTTTCAAAAAAAGTAATAGGGGCAATTTTTTGCCGGGAAATTTTTACCCCCCAAAATGGAATTAAAATACTAATTTGGCACGAGATGTCTTTTTGAGAAAATTAAGTTCCGTTGCCTCATACTTAATCTTCTCTTTTAATGGTTTTGAGATCAGTTTGGGTATCGATTCAACATCGAGACTATTTTTTTCACAAAAGTGTACAATTGCATCAATATAATTCATATCTCCGTGAGTCAGAACAAGATCTTCAATCTCTTGTGCGAACTTATTTGGACAATAGAATTTACTTTCGAGTACCTTTTCTAATTCATTCTCCATTCTTTGCCCCAGTATTGTGATGTACAAATTCTTTGATGTAACGAACTAATAACTTAATATAGTCCCCTTTATTTCTTTTGTCAAATACCTTCACTTCTCCACCAGGAGTAACCATAATGGTAATTAACTTGACGGGGGCAATTTCAGTAAGTTCAAAGTATGCAGAGGCATAAAACATCTCCTGAACAAAATAGTTTTCAAGCCATTCTTCAGGTTTAATCTTTTCGGAAGTCTTAAAGTCTATAACGGCAAGTTCTCCATCATATTCTCCAATACAATCGACTCTTCCGGCAAGTCCAAGATATTCAGAGTAAAGAGTTCTTTCAATCGCATGAATATTATTTATCTTATCAAGTTCTGGTTTGGCATGATAAAACATAAATTTTGAGAGAGGTTGATAATCATCCCAGTTCAGTTCCCTATTTTCCAAATAGTCCTGACAGACTTGGTGAAAATCAGTTCCTCGTGCGGTTGCTCTTTTTGTAATCCGATTTGCTTCTTCGAGTCCTATACGTTTTCTCCACTTAACAAAAATCTCACGATTGTAAAAAGAAGTCACAGAAGTAATCGATGGTACCCACTGACCATCAGGAAGATGATACAGACGAATACCATTTGTTTCTTTCTTTTCTAGTTCAAGATCACCTAAAAAATTATGATGAATAAATGTCATAAATTAAGTTCCATTTTTGCAATAAGATATTCTTTAATTAATCCAGACCTTATGACATCATCAACACCAAACTCAACAATTCCAAATGATGGCATCGTACGAATAATTTTCATAAAATCAATTACACCATTTTTTTCATTTAATCTCACCAAATCACTTTGAGATGCATCACCGCAAAAAAGAATTTTAGTATTCTCACCAACACGAGTAATGATTGAATCCAATTCATGAAAATTTAAATTTTCTAGTTCATCTACAATAATAATACAATTGTCTAGAGTTGTTCCACGAATAAATGAAGTGCTCCAAAAACTGATTGTTTCTTGCGATTTTAAATTGCCATAGAGCATTTCAAAATCAGCATCAGATGGCATCTGAAACATATACTTTACCATATTTTTGTATGGTATTTGATATAGTGATGATTTATCTTCGTGACTTCCAGGAAGAAATCCAATTTCACGAGTAGGTACAAGAGACCTTACAATATAAATTTTTTCATATGGTGTATATTCATTTAGAACATCTTGAAGTGCCTTGAAGAGGCATAGAAAAGTTTTTCCTGAACCAGCAACACCATGAGCAACCAAATGTTTTCCTTCATCATACAAAGCAAATAAATTTCTTTGACTTTCTGTAAGTGGTTCAATATTTAAAAGTAATTCTGAATTGATTGGTTTTTTTCTTTTTACTTGCTTGGCAGTGAGACCAGCCCCGATGGGTTGGTAATCGTTGTTGCTTCTTCTTTTTCTTGTCATTAGATTTTTTGTAAATGATTTGCGATTTTTAAAATATGTTCGGTGAATAAAGATACATCCATATCACTTTTCATATAATTACATCTAGTACAACAAGATACACAGTTGTCAACTTCATATCCAACATTACTATCTACTCTATCAATTCCATTATAAGGGACCGGAATTCCCACATATTTTCCTTTACCCCTACGAGGTTGTTTTAATTCTGGTTCCGAACCACAATAATAGCAGTTTTTTTTAATAATTTCAAGATGTTCTTCTTTTGATAAATTAAAATCTATATTTCGTGTTTTAGCTCCAGATTGATATTGTTCGTAAATGTACCTATAAACACTTTCTGGTTTTCTTCTTTTTTGTGCATTAAAGTTATTTCTGTAGATATGATTACAACCACAACTTTTTGCCCTGTTTAATTCATTTTTACATACAAAACTATCGCATAAAAAAATCTTTTCTGTTCCACAAATACATTTACATAAAACCTTTTTTCTTTTTCTACCACTGGGATATGTTTCATAAAAAGGTGGGGATATAACTTCAAGATAATGGAATTTATCTCCCACCTTTATTTCTGGATGTTTAGTATAAGGTCTAGACATAAACCTGGTTGGAATAACATAATATTATTTATATTATAGCACGGTTTAGATTTTTTTTACTCTTGACCCAGGAGCCCTGCTTGATTTTTCAAGTACTTCGTTCCATCCAGGTTTTTTCTTCACAAGTGTATCCATCCATTCACCAAGTTCTACACCAGAAGCACATCCTTCTGACCAATCTCTTTGCCACTCTGGATGATTTTCATACCATTCAGTGATATCATGAACACTCATTTCAATCACCTTTTTTTCACCAGTCTCTTTATTTACAATTGGATAAGTTGCCATTTGTTACAAATAATATACAGAGGTATTTATTCTAATGTAATTGCTCTTTGATACTCGCAAGGGTTACAATCCTCACGAGTCCAGTTGAGAGCAGAAGAGATTGTTGGGAATTCACATGTAAAGATACAACGAACTGCCTCTGCGATTTCCTTGTGCTCTGCCTGAGTTCCGTGAGCACTACGAAGGTCTATGTAATGTATCCAGGACCTCACACTACCACTCATATAAAGACGTGTCTGTGTTGCTTGTGGGAGCACGAAACGGGCACATTCTTTTGCGACACCGGCATCTAACATTCCTTGATAAAGTAAAATTGAGTCTCTGAAATGTTTTTCAATTTGAGTCTGAAAATAAACACTCAAATCTGCAGGTAAATCATCGGTTGAGTTCTGACGATTTTTAGTATCCTGCCTTCGTAATTCTGGAACAGGAAGTTCAACTTGTAGTTCCGTGCTGTCGGCATATCTTTGTGAGAACTGCTGAAAAGTGAAACTACGATGACGAAGAATTTGTGTTGCAATCGCAAGTGAAGTATTGATTTCTACTGTTAGAAATGCGTGTTCAAAAATACTCCAGTGTTGATTTTGAATACAGTACTTTAGTAATCCAGCAGAAGAATTGTTGAATTGATTTTTTGGATTACTAACACGAGCACAATATGCAATGTGTCTTTCTGCATTTGGAGTTACAGAAACTAATTTAACTGTCGGGGTTTTCATAATTACCAAATCCTTTTTTCTTTTTATTATATTTTTTACGGGCAAGTGAGAGCATCGCATTATCAAGTGCCTTTTTCATATAGATAATCTCTTCTTCACTATAAAGACTTGGATTATCCAGTGCCTCTTTTACTAGACGAATAGTTTCTTTATATCTCATTAGTCGTCATCATCCTCAAAAACCTCATCGTAATCATCTATGTCTCCAATACGTGGAGCAACTGCTTCATATGCATAAGATTCTGGACTTGAATATACTTCTGCCTTTAAGGAATCGACCAGAAGTTCCAGATTTTTAATAATGATTTTAAGTTTATCTTGATTCATAGGTTTTCATCTGTAGCAAAGATATTATAGAAGAAAACAGAAGAAATGTCAAGTTCAATATTTAATGATTTCAAAGACACCATCTTTTTCTACAAGTGCAGAGCAAGTATCTGTCCAATCTCCGGCACACATATAAGTCGTTCCCTGATACTCACGAATATTTGCATGATGAATATGTCCGGCAATCACACCATCATATTCTCCAATTCTTCTTACGTGATGTATCAAATCCATTTCATACTTATCAATAAACTTTTTACCTCTTGGAATTGATTTGAGAAAATTAATCAAAGAAAAACCAAAAGTCTTATTTAGAAAAATATTCAGAGGTGTGATTGTTTCATATCCCCAGTTCATAAAATATTGCTTCCAGGAACCAGATGAGAACTCAGAATAAAAATCACCATGAATACATAAAAACTTTCTGTTTTCTGTGCTGTGATGAATATAAGAATCACAGATAATAAGATTTTGATGTAGATAAAAAGAACTGGTATTTACATATTTTCTTGCGACTGCATCGTGATTACCAAGAATATAAACAACTTCTGTTCCTTTTCTGGATAATTCTAGAATTTTTTCAACTGCTTTTGTATGTTGAGTTTTCCATAGAGTATTATATTTTTCTATACAATGTATGTCTATAATATCTCCAACCATTACAAGTTTTTTTGTATTAAGTTGATTTAGAAACTTGATAAACTTATCAATATTACATCGGTCGGTTCCGAGATGAACATCTGAAATGAAGACAGTATCGTGAGTCATCGTTCTATGTAAGAAAGTGTATGGTTTGTTGAGTGAAGTTGTGAGATAATCATATCACAACCCAATTTTGGATCGGAATCTCCACAAGTATAAACATCTACTGCTGCTTTTCCTTCTTCTGGCCATGTATGAATGCTAATATGACTTTCTGAAAGTAGGCATATTACAGTTGCTCCTTGCGGATCAAATTTTTTAAAAACTGTTTGAAGAACTGTTGCACCACTTATAACTGCTGCTTCTTCGAGTAACCTTACAAGATAATGCTCGTCATTCAAAAGAACAAACGAGCATCCATACAGATTAAGTAAGTAGTGCTTTCCCATCAGTCTACTGGATCTTCTTGTGCTTCTTTAATCAATGAACTTACATATGATTCGGTTCCGTCCATTGTTTTCACAGCAAAAAGAGGAGACTTCATATATTGCTTAACTTTTTTATATTTCTTCAAGAGTTTTGATACTTCATCATCATCAAGAATTACTTTTGCTTTATTATTTTCAAATCCTGCAGTCATCTTTTTTTCTTCTTCTCTGGTGTTCTATATCCCCATGACCTGGGACTTACTGTTCCATATCCATATTTAATCTTTTGAAGTGCTCCTGGACCATATTTATCATAATACATATCAAAAATATTTACCTGTTTACTCGCACGGCAGAGATCAAGATATTCTTTACCTTCGGACACATACCAAACCAAATATGCATCAAGAGGAAAAGTTTTATCTTTTGTATCTTCCAGTTTTGTTTTTTCGAGTAATATATCACACCCATACTGAGAAGGTAGAATTTCGGATTGTTTTGAATCTGATTCCATTTTGCCCTTCTTAATAGTGTTTTTGTTCACAATACCTTGACTCATCAAGAACGTCCTCCCCATACAATATCAGGATATGCCTCTTTTACATTTTCGAGACTAATCTTATATTTTGTCTGAAGTTTTTTATCCTTTACAAGGCACAGAACTTCAGATTCTTTGGAGTGTAAACCTTGGAGCATATTGATAAACATCATCTCTCTACGAGTTGTAGAAAGATTATGATTACCACCCTTTACAAAATGATAAAGATTTTGATATTCCCTTCTCAATGAAGTTCTTCCTTTTCCCTCAAGATCCTGCATTGTGGCAGCCTCACCACCATTTGCCTCACGAATCAAGTTATCAGAAAGATTACCGGAATAAACATTCTGATCCTTTAGATCACCATAAGGAACATCTCCTTCGGGAAGAAGAGATATTACGGTTTCATCAAAGTTCCAAATCAAAATGGTCTTTAATGAATCATGTTCATAGGTCTTGAGAACCTCAACTTTCTTTGCGTTTGACCTTTGTTTAGATGCTAAATCTAAAATCTCAAAGATAAATGGGTTGGGAGGAAGAGTTTCAATTGGTTTTTCACTCGTCGTTGTCTTCTTCTTCGTCGTCATCATACTCGTCATAATTGTTTTCAAATCTTACAGATACTACTTCATCGGGAATTATTTGTCCATTTTCATCAAAAAACTCTGGGTGCAAATATGGAGTTCTTGTTTCGAGAGCATGTCTATATGCCAACCATCCTATAACTCCACCAACCATAAAAAATAACAAAGTGAGCATTGAAAAAAATGCGGTTACATATGCTGGTTCCATTTTCCTTCTCCAGAGAGTTTATTTTTTTCTTATATCAAAGTGAAATTCAATAAAGAAATCAAACTCTCTCTGAAAGAGTGTAATCATTTTTCCAAACTTCACTTGAAAAGTTTTTGGTGCTAATGATTCTCTCCTCCTATTTCGAAGTAAAAGTTCAACACCCCGATTGATTTGGTGTTCATTTTTATTTATATCTACATCGTCATAGTCCATCAAATCATTTTTTGTTCTCTTAAATATTGAATCGTATCAGAACATCCTCCAATATGTTGTTCATCACAAATCACTTGAGGAAAAGTTGAACCCTCTCCAAACTCTGCATAAAATTGATTTCTATCAAAGTCTCTTCCAAGATTATAAACTACATATTTGAGTTCGGAAAGTTGAAATACTTGTTGAATCTTGGTGCAATATGGGCAACCATCCTTTGAGTAAATTGTGAAAGTCATAAGATAAGTAAAATTGGTATGATAATTGATAGATGTGCAATAATGAAACCTCCAAAAAATGTTTGAAGATTAATGCGTTCAGGTTTCATTAAGTTGCATTGTTTCTTCGGGACCCATACGTATATAAATTTGAGTTAGTTTTTGGTTTCATCCAATTGATTATAGCATCGTATCGTTCTTCTGTAAAGAAGTCCTGATTATAATACCACTCTTCCCAGTTGGTATGAGATTTTGAGTTATTACAACTCCGACAACAACAAACTACATTTGTAAGAAAATCACTTCCACCTTTGCATTGTGGAATAATATGATCAATTGTTAAATCTTTTGTGCTCTCGCAATAAGCACATTGATGTTTCCATTTATCTTTGATTGATTGCCTCCACATTCGTTTTGCATCTGATGAACTTGTTGCGTGTAAATTAAACAAGTAATCTGAAGAAGAATCGTAGAGGTGCATACAGAGAAGCATCTACGAGTATTTATGATAAAAAAAGACCCCAATAATGAGGTCTCTTAAAAACTATTCAATTTGAGTATCAAAAAGCAGTTCTCACAACATCCAGCAATTCATTTACTGATACTACACTGTAACCAGAAACAGCAGTGATTGCCTGATTTGTAGCAGGCACACACCACACAACAACTTTCATATTTCCAACAGTTGCCCATTGAGTATTACTATCTTCTCTAGACATATCCCTCGCAGCAAGTTCAAAGAATTTTGATCGTGCTTTTGAACGACAGAGAATTGGAGATGACACATTATCATAAGCCACTGCCAATGATGGAGGCACTGTGGTATAAGGGTATGAACCTTTTACTGTTTCATTGGCAAGAGCAGGTGCAACAGACATAGTAACTGCGGCAGCTGCTGTAAGAATAGATTTAATCATAAAATTTTTTCATTGGTTAACCGAGAATATTATAGAGCACTTTGAGGGATTTGTCAAGTGTGACTGAGGTCTTTGTGTTTTTTTAGGTATTTAATCATTTCTTCCAATACATTAGAATTTTCACCAACATATCCCATAGTTCTATTACAAATATTACAAAGTAATCCTCTTACATTTCCCGTTTTATGGTCATGGTCAACATAAAAAACTTCTACTGCTCCACCTCTACCAGACTTTCTGCCACCAGATTCAGTAGTTTGACAAATGGCACAACAATTATTTTGTTTTTCTAATAGAATATTATAGTCATCCAATCCAATATCATAAAGCCTTTTTAAATTTTCATCTCTTTTTTTTACAGGATCGTAATTTTTTTGTTGCTTTTTAATATAGCAAGATTTACATTTTCCATGATAACCATATGGATTTCCATTCCTAACAGTTTTATAGAATTCTGTAAGTGGTTTTTGTTGATTGCAGATGTTACAAGTTTTCATATTTTCTTTGTTTGGTTGAAGTTATTTTATCATAACTTCAACTATTTATACAAAAAAAGAGACCACTTGGGTCTCTTGATTTTATTACACCCTAACCAACAGAAGGGGAGGTAATAGCAACGGGAGTTAACTCAGCAGCAGCAAGGTCCAAAGGAAAATTATGTGCATTTCTTTCATGCATAACTTCGATTCCGATGCCAGCAGAATTTAAAATGTCTGCCCAAGTTTTAATAACATGACCTCGGTTATCGAGAATAGAATGATTTAGATTAATTCCATTTAGGTTGAATGCCATAGTGGAAACCCCGAGAGCAGTGAACCAAATTCCAACCACTGGCCAGGCAGCAAGGAAGAAGTGAAGTGAACGAGAGTTGTTGAACGAAGCATACTGGAAGATAAGTCTTCCAAAGTATCCGTGTGCCGCAACAATGTTATAGGTCTCTTCTTCTTGTCCGAACTTATATCCATAGTTTTGTGATTCGGTTTCAGTAGTTTCACGAACCAGTGATGAGGTTACAAGTGAACCGTGCATCGCAGAGAACAATGAACCACCGAACACACCAGCAACTCCAAGCATGTGGAATGGGTGCATTAAGATGTTATGTTCTGCCTGAAATACTAACATATAGTTAAAGGTACCAGAGATACCCAAAGGCATCGCATCAGAGAATGAACCTTGACCGAAAGGATAGACCAAGAATACAGCAGAGGCAGCAGCAACAGGTGCTGAATACGCAATACAGATCCAAGGACGCATACCTAATCGATAGCTAAGTTCCCATTCTCGTCCCATGTAAGCATAGATGCCAATGAGGAAGTGGAATACCACGAGTTGGAACGGACCCCCGTTGTAGAGCCATTCATCAAGGGAAGCAGCTTCCCAAATTGGATAGCAATGTAGTCCGATTGCGTTTGAGGAGGGGACAACTGCTCCTGAGATGATGTTGTTTCCATAGAGTAAAGATCCAGATACAGGTTCACGAATCCCGTCGCTTGCATCTAACAAACAACCATATCATTAGACTTAGGTTGTTTCTGTTGACGAATTTGATTTGCTCTTTTTGCGTTTTCTACTCGTCCACCGTTTTCTACCCACTCTTTCCAAGTTTGTAGATGGGAAATAGATTCTTTTATTCGTTCTCCTCTTCTTGCTCCCATATAAGGAAGTATTTTTTGTAGAACAAATAAAACTTTTTCTTTTTCTCCAAGATGAAGAGTATAAACTTGTTTGCCAGTTACAGTTTTTCTTGTTGGTGAGAAATAAGATTTATCCAAAAGTTGACTTAACCTTTCGATAATGTCTTCATCTACCATAGAAATTTTTATAAAAGGTGCAGGTGGAGTATTAGAAACTTCATAACGGTCTTTGGAACGATTATCTATTCCAAAGTATCCTTCACCTTCTAATAAACCAGCAATCCAAGCAATATCAGTTTCAGTTAAATTTAACATTTTAGTTTTG